CGATATTACTCTATAAAACAGCGCTGTCTGCTGGTGCGTCAGCATCATTCATGACCGTCCCCAATATAACGTTAATGCTGGGGTATACAGATGCGCCCGAGTTGTTAATGAGTTGGCATCCTCGTGGAGCAAATGCGGCGGTTGGTGCGTCAGCAAAAATGAGGTCATCGGGTGGTGTTAGTATTTTATATTTTCCGATGGAAATATCAGGCAGCCCCGGGGTTAATGTTGGTGAGGTCGCTGTAAAAATAGGACTAGATTTAGTTGAAATTGTAGGGACTACGATTTCTGGTAACATTGATTATTATTTGACGTGTTATGATGCTGCTGACACGTTATTTTCTCAGGCGCTTGCATTAGCTCAAGCTCCAGGGGCTACTGATTCTATTGTTTATTCAACCGCCTCCGCCGGCACACCGGTTAATGTATCGCCGTCATTGTTATCACAGATCTTTTCTGGAAAACAGCCGTTTACGGTAGTAGGTATAAAGGGTACGCCTACTACAGCAAACTCTATACTGAATTTAAATATTCCTGATTTTGGCCTGCAAACGTTTGTTTCTGTGCCAAATCAATCAGTACTTTCTGGGAACAATCCAGCCATTATATCCGGTATGAACATTACCGCTGTTTCTTATGTCGCGGCCGGGTTAGGGTATCAGCCGGGAGGGGTTGAGCTTAAAGCAGTTAGTTATCAAGGGGCATTAAAGGGAAAATATCCGCTTTTTGGAAATATTATAAAAATATTGCCTGCGGTTGTAGGGAGAAAATATTTCGTTGTTTTATCTGGGGTCGCGGACGGGCTTAATGACGTAACAATAAGCATTAGTAATTTATCATTTAGACATGCTAAAGGCAAAAAAAGCACAGCTAATATTACCATCCCTAACGGTGGTTATTATTTGCATGATATACAATCTCGCCCAAACGGTACTATTAATATACATGAAAAAACGATTTATAATGATGGGTCAGAGATTGATTCTATCTCGTCTGCTTTCTCTATTATTAGTCTTGCAAGTTCTCAGGGGTCGAAGCGCTTTAGCATAACTATGCAGCTAAGCAGCCCATCTCAAAATAATAATTCACCATCGCAATATACATTAATAGGGGAGTCATTCATTAGCACTGATGCCAATGGCAATATGCGCGTTAGATCGACTCCCATTGCTGGGATAATGGTAGGAGATACGGCATTAATGTCAAATGGTTTTATATTAAATATAAACAAAATAACGAAAACTATATCGTCAACTCTGGTATCCATGGAAATATCCAATGGGTAAGGCTGTAATAAAATCAGAAACTGGCAAGGGGTTGTATGTTGTCACTGTTATATATAAAACAGATGTAATATCAGCAAAACTTGTAGACGCGGCTTTACAGTCCACTAAAATAGCTGATATTTTAGTAAAAAAAGAAGCGGATCTGGCGAGGGCCCAAAGCAAGCTAGATGGTATTATTTCGTATATGTATTCATTAGTCGGGGTAGAAAGCAAAAAGCAGGTGCTTACAGATACTCTTACAAGAGCGCAGTCTGTTAGATTATCCATCGATGTGCTAAGCGCCGAAATAACAAGGTTAAAAGTTGATCAGCTATCAAATAAATATAAAAAAAATAGATTACAAGCTGATATTTCTAGATATAAAAATCCATTACCTGTTAACGCGTGGTGCGTGGACTACACCGAGGGGTTGACCGGTACTATTGATACTATTGAATTAAATGATGAGGTGAATGCGCCAAATGATGAGCCTGTAATACTATCCCCTACTCCATTAAGCAATGTAAGAGGGCTAACACCAGTCGGGAATTTGTTTAGATATACATTTATTTATCTTTATATTCAGTTACCTGTTTATCAAAATCTACTGCCTGAATACAGAGAGGCAATAATATCATTCATAGATGATATAACAAGCAATGTTAATGTAACATTTAATAGCAAACAATACATTAGCTCGATGACGGGTCAAAACGGAGCAACGATTGATATAAATCAATCAGTTAGTATTAATAATGTGCCTGTTGTTTATAAAAATTGTGGAATTTTAGCTTTTAAAGTGGGTGATAGAGTCGTTTTAGAGTTTAATAGAAACTGGAACGCCCCTAAAATAATTGGGTTTGTCAGTCACCCAGTAAATTGCGTCGGAAATATTTTGGTTTCTGGGGTTGATGCGATAAAAGTATTTAGCGTTGGGCGTGGAATTGCCGCCAAGGTTACATCGGCATCGGTAGGTATCCCAGCGCCTTTGGCGCTAAGGGGTGGATCTATAGATTGGTCCGATGGGGTTGAGTTGGTAACATGGGCTGAGCCACTTACAATTTCAACCATAACTTCATCTGTAGGATTTGGACGATACATGATAAACGGGACTTTACTTAATGACTATAATCTTCGCTCTATATTTTATGGCGGCAGTACTGTCTATACACTGCCTAATGTAGATGACGTCGTCATCGGTAGTTGTGTTAAAAAAATAAACAACACTTTACGTTTTTTAATTGTTCATACGGTAAGAACTGCATTTTATCAAGCCAGTACAGCACTACAAATACAGTATTCATTCGTTGAAAATGGAGTCATCATTAGTTCTGGCAGTTTTATTATTGATCTGCCTGCGCGCTTTACACTATTGAATTGGAGTAATCAGAGTGATCTATATGTTGGATCGTGCTTTTCTATAAATAAATCAATGACCGAGGGTGGAGGCTCTGTAAATATCGGCTTTTACCAGGCTTTTGTTTATGAGTGCTCTATAGATATGCAGGCAATGTCTGTATCTTTAACTGCACGCGTCGGCAATGCAATTGAATCTGTATTATATCTCATAGACACGCATGGCCCTGTTGTTGGTCATATTAATGAGTGCCACATAGGCATTGATTTTGATGGAGATAGAAAAATTTATGCGTTAGCTAGAAACACTGTAACCGGATATGAATACGCCGTTCCATATGTATCTAAAGATAGCCTGTCAATCAGACATGATTATATTGAAGATGGAATGGTTTTACAATCAAATGCTAGAACTGCAGAATTTATCTATCATCCATACGTAAGTAGCTTGCCGGTATCTTTGCCAACTACTGACATGAGAATCGGGGTTCATATTGATTTTTACCGGGGGTTATTATTTGCTAATAATATGAGCTATGATTTGGCTGCATTAAATGCCAGTGGATTTTATAGTGGCGAAATAGGTTACAGAAAAGACCGGTTTAATAATTTTGTTATTTTGATTTATGATTCATATAATGGATTTACTATATCAGCAATAGTCGGAAATGTGATAAATACTAAAATAAGTGAATCTGGAGTATATGACCCGCCAAAAATAGGCGCGTTTTTTATTTGAGTTGTATTTTTTAGATTAATGACCAAAAAACGCAAACGCACCTAGCACAAACATAACCAACGTCGCATAGGCGAAATAAATAGTTTTATTCGGCTCTCGTTGAATATAATATTTATCTCTGATTTTATTGCGTTCGTTGGTATTATTTGCGGTAACAATCAGCCAGAAAATCAACCAAATTCCAGCAGTAAAAACAGATAACAGCAAGTGCAAAATATGATTTGTTTTGTGCTGTTCCATTTCCATATTTGCCATTTTTAATTTTTTGGCACTAGGTGGTTTACGATTGGGTTGTATTTTATTTGCTTTTGGTTTTCTAGCTAATGCGATTTCTATCTCTTCACCAACAAGCGCGGCTGTTTTTCTTAAAAAATTATTCGCTTTGTCGCTTGCACTTCCATTTTTTTCAGCTTCTTTGAGCTGTCTTTCCAGGCTCTCAATTTTTAATTGATCAGGCGATTTGTATTTAGCATAAACAATATCGCAATTAGGGCATTGATAGTCCGGCACTAACTCATCATCAGTGCCATTTCTTTTGTAATTGCATTTCGGGCATGTTTTGTTCATGATCGCAGGGTGTCGGTTAGCTGTATTTGTTTTGCAGTATAGTACAAATAATTACTATTATCTGTACTATTTTAAAAACTTACGTTGAGCCATTATGATGAATTAATACACCCCCTGCTCTGCTTCTCGTATTGACTCGAACCCAGCTTGCCCAAAAATTTCTACTAGCGCATCTTCATCATCAATGAGATTAAACTCAATATCTGAAAATTTATTCATTGCATCATGAAATATATTTACAAGACACTGACTGTCGCTGTCTTGTGACATACAATTTTCTCGATGACCTGATTCATTCTCTTTTTTTATCTCAGCTAATATAAATAATAAAACCTGATTTAATTTGTTCATTTTGTACACCTTTGATGATTTTTCAATTACTGCATGAAAAACAAATGGCTTGTTTTTTAGCCAATTATTTAATGTTTGCACTGATTGTCCTGAAATCTCAGAAGCCTTTAAAAGGCTGGGCAATCCGGCTTGCTTTGCATGTTCAGCCGCTGTTTTCAAAGTTTTGACCACTCTAAAATATTAATTTGTTCTTCGTTTAGTACGCAATAATCATTAAATCCATCGTACATGCACTCAGCACCATCACATTCAGCATCAATTAACTGTTCAAAACAATCAAAGTTATCAAAACTATCAATTTCATGTTTTATTGTAATGATGCACTTAGCAACAAAAGATGACCCTGACGCGCCTATTTCATCTAACAATTTAGTGTCAGATGGCTTTATATCTGTAAACCAAAATCCGTCAGCTTTTGATTTATCAAATTTATCAAATTTATTAGATGAATAATGGTAAACAAGGTACTCATTTTCTTTTAAGTCTATCATTTTGTTTTCTCGTTGAATTTCTAACTTGTGGCTATTCTATCAAATAGTTTTATGTTATTCAAGAAAATAATGAAAATATATAAAATTATTTTATGAAATGAGCGAAAATACAGGCAATGAGTTAAATTTATTTATTAGCAACTAAAAAAACAAATATTGCTTCAGGAATTTTGTAAATGTACGCATATAGTCCGTTTTTTTTAAAATTTATTTTTTAATTCGTTGATATATAATAATAAATAATGGAATATACGACCAATCTAACATCGGGGCTATACATAGTGTTCTGTTTGTCGCGGTGCGTGTTTGTGTGGGTTTTGTTGTCATTATTTTGAATTATTTTGTTTGTTTTTTGTTTGTTTTTGTTATTGTAGTACGCTCATAGTCCGTCAAAATAAAAAGACGGACTGATCAGGTGGGGGAATAATGGCTTCTATTAGAAAAAAAACAAAGAAAAACGGGGATGTCGCGTATTACGCGGATATTGTAATAAAAAGGGGTGGCGTTATTGTACACCGTGAAGGGCGTACTTTTTTGAAAAAGTCTCTGGCTAAGGCGTGGTCATCTGGGCGTGAGTTGGAACTGCAAAAAAATGAGGTTTTTGGGAAGAGGAAGGTGTTGTTTATTCGCGATATTATCCAGGATTATTTGGATAATTTTCAGACGGGGCTTTCAAAAAGGAATGATATGCGCAGGTTGCAGCGTTATGATATTGCCGGTTGTGATGTTTATCGGTTGACGGCGGCTGATATTATCGCGCATTGTCGTTTTAGAAATGCGCAGGCAAAGCCACAGACTGTAAAAAATGATGTTATTTGGTTGCGTGTCGCGTTGAGTACAGTAAAAGGTTTTCGTAATTATGATTACTCTCTTGATGTGTTTTCTGTTGCGTCTAGAATTATGAGCCAGGAAGGGATCACTGCATCTTCTGATGTGCGTGATAGGCGACCATCTCAGGCTGAGCTGGCGGCGTTAAGTCGGTATTTTTATAGGAAAAAAGCGGCGTATCTTCATGTGATGTGGTTTGCTATTTTTAGTGCGCGGCGGCTGGGTGAGATTTGTTCGTTGCAGTGGGAGGATATAAATCATGTTAATCATACCGTTTTTGTTCGTGATATTAAGTCTCCTGGTAAAAAGGTTGTTTCGCTGTGGGCTAAGTTGCCGCGCTCTGCATATCGTTTGATTATGCGTCAACCCAAGGGGTCTCGGTTTATCTTTCCGATGAACAGCAGGACTGTGAGTAGTAATTTTACGAGAGCATGTAAGATTTTATGTATTGATGATTTGCATTTCCATGATTTGCGCCGTGAGGCCGCCTCTCGTCTTTTTGAGCAGGGGCTGAGCATTAATCAGGTCGCTCAGGTGACGTTGCATCAGAACTGGTCCACGCTGAAAATTTATACGAAAGAGAATCCAGGCGATTTGGATATTTAGTTGTTGACTGATTGCCATTCTTTGAGTGCCTGTTGTTGTTGTTTGTCTATGTGATCAGCGAGGGTTTCAGTTTTTATGAAGTAGTTGCTTTTTTGCCCTTCGCGTATTTTTAGGACGGGGACGGGTAGTTTTTGTTTCGCTGCTTCACGTTTTGCAACCAAGTGGCTCATGTTGAAGTATTTGTCGCACATGTCCTTGAGTGGGATTGCCGCGCTATTAAATTCGGCAAGTAGGGCAAAGTAGGTTGATGTTTTCATTTGTTTATCTTCCTTTGAATAAATAATAATTAAATATGCTGAATATTTTTGGTGCGTAGTTTTGCGTTTCTTGTGCGTTCTTGCCAGTCACTTCGGGCAGTTTTGCTATGATTGCATGGTATTCTGCTGCGCCACCGGCTAGTTTTTGCGCTTTGAGCAGGTTGCCGAATCCGGCGTTGTAGCTAGCAAGGGCAAGGCAGTATCGGTCAGCTTCTTCTCGCTCGCTGCTCCATTTTGAGCTGAGCTGCTTCATGTAGTAAGCGCAGGCTGGGATGGCGTGGTCGGGATTGTAGGCGTTGGCATCGGTAGGTAGGTTTGTTTCTTTTATGATGTCCTCCCATGTTTTGGGCATGATTTGCGCTATGCCCATGGCTCCCATTTGTGATTTTGCCTGTGGGTTTAGGTTTGATTCGGCGGCAAGCTGAGCTTTTAGTAGTCGCCAGTCTATGTTTGGCAGGTAGTTTTGGGCGGTTTTTTTTATGAGTGCGTCGTATTTTGTGATCATTTTTTTGTTGTTGGTTGTTTTGTTGTTGTTTTGCATTCCCACTCAGGCGCGTGGGAGATGAGATTTTTTAGTCATCTAAATAAATCGCGATTTGATTGTTTGCCTCAATAATTGCATCGAGGTGTTTTTGTGCGGAATCTTTGTTTTTGTGTATTACCCCTGCATTCATTAGATTATCGTCAATTTTGTCATTATCCCAATAACACTGTCTGATTTCGGACATCATTAGCTCTATATAAAAGTAGATTTCTCCGATTTTTAGAGGTTTTTTTATTGGTTCTGGCACTCGCCACCCACTGATTAATATGTACCTTTGCTTTTGTTTATGGTTGTGTCTATAAGATGTGTTTTCTAGCCATAATGGTTGCTTGTCGCATCTATACCACGTGCCTGTTGTGCTGGATGTTAATGAACATTCCCAATCCTCATGCCTACCGCCCGCCGACGTGTACAGTGCGCGATTTTCTGCGTGGGGGGCTGCTAAAATTTTGAGTATCTTATGTTTTTTAAGGCTGACATGATTCCAATTTTTGTCATAACAGCGAACATTTCCACCAACTGTTCGTGTTTTACAGTCGAGTAAATCAATACCACCCTGCCCGTGGTAAATTATTATAAATTCAGTCCCAGTTTGTGTGGGTAACTTGTCTAAAACTACTAATTTTAATTCTTTATCTTTCATTTTATTTTCCTTTCTGCGTTCCCACGCAGGAGCGTGGGGACGAGAATTTTGATTTTTTTTCAAAGATCATATAAAAAATCCTCAGTAAGATTGTTAAAATTCGCTTTTATGTGATCAATTTTTCTTTGTTCATCATTGAGCAGGCTTTCTTCGTGTCTGATCATTTCTTTTAGTTTTGCAATGCGTGATTCGCGCTGTTCCATTGATTGTCCAATTTTGTAGATTATTTTTTTAGCCCAGGTTTTGTCATTCATATTTTTCTATCTCCGTTGTTCTGTCTGTAAGTAGGTTTAAAAAATAAAGGCCGGTGTTGATGAATGTTTTATTTAGATCGTTAATGCTAATTGGGTTTTGCCGCACTTCTTTTTTGCATTTTTTTCTGGCGTTTTGTTGTTTGTATTCATCTGCGATGTTTATGTTGATTGCAGTATCAACTGGCTTTTTTATTATTTTGAATGTTTTTTTGCGCTCTGCGTTTTCTGTTTCTATGATTGTTTTTTGGTTTGTTAGTATTTTTATGTATTCCACGTAGGTTGGTCTGCTACATTCAAGGAGGAATTCGATGTCTGTGTAATCAAATTCTTCGTTTATTTCGTATTGATTGATTATCGCCTTTAGTGCCAACTGTGTTCTTTTGTTTTTTTCGGCGGTTCGTTTTTTGTTTTGCACGGGCTTTCTTTTATGGTTTTATCGGCGAGTTTTGCTGGAAAGTTTGTCAAAATCAAGTGTTGTGCAAATGTCGTGTTTGTCGCAACATTGACTGCATATGTGTAGGTGATTATTGTAATCGCCATTTAATATACCCGAAAAGTGATGACAATCGCTGATCGTTGTTTTGTTAAATTCAATGGCGCATAGGTCGCATTTTGGGCAGCTGCTGTCCGTCTCGCTTTTTTGTGAGTGCGTGGCTTCAGGTAGCGGCATCCATGCGATGAGTTCGCGCTTCTCTATATGTTCGTTTTCAAAGTAGCAGTCGTCCCATTTTCCTTCAAATAAATCTATTCTAATGTCGGCATAAATGTATTTTTCATCCATTTTATGCCACATTGCGACTACTGGATATGGGGCGCCTATATCCGCTATGAAGGGTTTATTTTTGGGCGCTGTTTTTGATGACTGCCATGGTGTTTTTGCGGCATGGTGTTTTTTGTTGTTTGGTTTCATTTTTTTTAATAATGGCTGTGTTTGCCCTCGTGTCGTGAGGGCTACCGATTGCTCGTTGGTGAAGGTGTCCAATGCAATGGCGGTTGTTTTTTTGCCACCGACCGCTGGGCTTTTGTTTCAGGCTGTTTGTTGTAGTTTTGTCTTTTCTTTTGCGATCAGTTGTACTGTGTTGCGCATTGCGTTGATTGCGTTTTCTAGCTCCGCGTGGATTGTTCTGATGTACGGCAGGTCTACGCTAAGACTCTCTAAATTGTCTAGTAGTGTGTCTGCTTCTGTTTCGCAGGTTAGCAGGTCTTCTAGGTGTTGTACGTCTGTCGCTCTCATGCGGTTCTCCTTTTTTCTGTATAGAGTTTTGTTGATAGTTGGATTGATCTGGCGGCACTGTGTCCATTTTTTAGTAGTTTCTTGGCGTAGTTGCCAGCGGATTTTATTGTTTTTCGGTTTGCGCCTGTTTTGCGTATTTTTCGGCGTGTGATCAATGCGGTTGCAGTTGTTCTTCCGAGGTTGTGCAGGTTCATTGTGCGTCCTCGTAGGCAGTTTTTAGGCTGTTTTGTAGGTAGCCAGCAATGAACGACCATTTTTCAACGCCTGTGTAGCCGTTTTTTTCGGCTCGTTTTTTTGCTTTTATGTACGCCTCTTCTGATTTTTGGGCGGCTTGTTCGGTTGTCATTTTTATTTTCCCTCGTTTTTTGGTTGTTTTTTTGTTTTTTTGACTTAAATAATACGCTTACGTATTATTTAAGTCAATACTAACGCGTATCTTTTTTTTAAAAGACATAAAAAAACCGCATTTAAGCGGTTTTTTTTATAAAAAATATTTTTTTTATAGCAATAGTTGCTGGTTTTCCTTATTAAATTTCAGTGCTTTGTCGGTGAACAACCTCCCCGATTATAATGCAAATATCACCCGCGCATAATTTATCTGGATAGCGGGTTTTGTCTGCATTATCAGACCTCAAATACCAGCTTCCATTGTCCCTATACATGCGTTTTATCAGCATTTCCCCTTCGTAATTAACGGCAAATACTTTGCCATCAATAGGGGTTGTTGACCTGGTATTTATAATCACGCTATCCCCTGAGTATAATCTAGGCTCCATTGAGCACCCAGACACCTGACATGCAAATAATTTTTTTGGAGTAAGACCTTTTGATTTTAGCCAGTCGTAACGAAAGAAGATTGGGGGCATAACTTCGTCATGATAGTCAACTTCAAATCCATTGATCCCAGCAGATAATCTTACATTAACATAATGTATAGCTGAAAATTCTTGGCTTGGCGGTTGAGCTATATTTTCGTAAGTAGGCGATGCCTCATCATTAATTATATTTTTTTTGTTATCTGCAAAGCCCCTTAGTTTTTCTTCGGTAATACCTAGCCCTTTAGCTAGTTTTGCAATTGTATTCCCTCTAGGTTCGTTATGCTTCCCTGATAAGAACCTATGTATTGTTGGCTGTGTGACTCCTGACGCGTTAGATAAGTCGTAAGCATTCCACCCTTTAGCATTTAATTCATGCTGTAAATTTTCTCGTAAATTACTCATCCCTCAATCATACGCCAACGTATTTTTATTATAAAATGCTTTAGCGTATTGACTATGATACGGTTGCGTATTATTATCTTGCATTATGAATATCCAATTTGTTTTATCTGAATTAAATAAAAAAATGCCTGATTGGAAGATTGGGGTAGAGATTAATGCTACACAGGCAACTGTCAATAGATTAAGAAATGGCAAACATAAAGAAACATCATACAGTCGTTATGAAGCAATAAAAAAGCTTGCGTGTGAGCACGGCATTGATATTGCTAATACTTAAATATTTTATGCACCATTGTTTCCTCGCCTTCGGGCATCTTGACCGTTCGGGCTATCTGCGCGGTATTTTTTTTTACTTTATGGTATCGCTACTGGCTGTTGTTGGGTAGTAACCAAATGGGGGTTTTATGGGTATTTTGACGGATAAGGAGCGGATTGTTGTCGATGATTTGGCTCACGGGTTCCAACGTCGGGAGATTGCTGAGCGGCAGTTTCGTAGTGAGGCGGTGATTAAGAAGCATATTGCAAATGCTAAGGTCAAGTTGCACGCTAGAACGTGTGCGCATTTGGTTATTTTAGCAAGGGAGTTGGGCTTGATCGGGTTGTTGTTGGCGGTGGTTGTGAGTAATTTTAATGAGTCCGCGCTGAGCGCAAGGCGTGGACGGTCTGTGCGCTCTTTTTCTGTGCGTTCTGGGCGTGTTTTGGGGAGTGATGTGTAGATGCGTTTTTTTTTGCAGTTGCTTGGGTTGTTGTTGTTTGCGGTGTTTTGGCTGTTTAGTACGCCGGTTTATTTTTTGAATGATTTTTTTCAGTGGCTGGATTCTCGTTTGGAGTCGTTTCTGGATAGTCTGTTTTTGCGGCAAAGGGATGGGTAATGGGGTGGCATGAGTCAGGGGGTTGATGGGCAGGTGTGTTGTTCGGGATGTGTTTATTTTAGCCGCGACACGGTAGGGCTTGGTGACGGTATTGGCGAGTGCGCTGTGTTTGATGCGTTGCCGGTGCGCGTGTCTCGTTCTGTCGAGGGGATGCGGCGTTTTGGCGTGCCTGTGTTTTATCCTAATGCGCTGCGGTTTTGTGAGTTTTTTGCATCGTCTGTGGGGTAGTTGTTGTTTGTGGTTCCAGTTGTTTCGGGGGCTTCGCGTTGGGTTGTGTTTTTTCTGGGGGTTGGTTTTGAAAACGGTTAAGGGTGGCAGTTTTAGGCGGGATTCAAGGGGGTGTGTTAATTTGAATTGCCCTGTTAGGTTGCGGTCTGTTTGTGATCGCGCGGTTAGTCCTGGTTCGGGTGGGGTGGCTTGTTTTACGCCAACGCGTGTGGGGTGTGATATGTTTTCGCGTAAGGCTGGGGCGGTTTTATGAATTATATTTTTGATGTTGATGTTGCTCGTGAGTTTGGCGTTGATGAGGCTGTTGTGATTAATAATTTTCAGTTCTGGATTTTAAAGAATCGGGCTGATGGGGTTAATTCAAATGAGGGGCGTACTTGGACGTTTAATACGATAAAGTCATTGGCAATTGTGTTCCCGTTTTGGTCTGAAAAGCAGATTAGAAGGATTATTGAATCGCTCGTTTCAAAGGGTATTTTGATGACCGGTAATTTTAATAAAGCGGCTTATGACCGCACTATTTGGTATGCGTTTTCTGATGAGTCGAAATGGCTAGAACCGCTATTAAACCCCATTTTACCAAATGGGCAAATGCAATCGCCCAAACGGGCAAATTCAATTGCCCAAATGGGCGGACCTATACCAGATAATAAAACAAAGATAATAAACACAGATAAGAAAGAGAGAAAGAAAGAGAGAAAAAAAGACTGCGCGCGCTCTGTTCCTGATTTTATTAATTTGGACGCGTGGAATGAGTTTGAGCAGCATCGAAAAGATATTAAAAAACCGCTGACGGATTTAGCGCGTAGAAAGTTATTTAGTAAATTAAAAAATTTATCGCCTGGACAGCAAGCTGAGGTTATGGATCATTCAATTACCTGCGGTTATACCGGGTTGTTTGTTGATCGTGTTTTACAGAAAAATGAGGTGGGTTATGCAAAAAATGTCGGATTTAGCAAAAAAGAATCAGCCAGCGAAAGAAATGCACGAATCTCTCGAGAAACTAGAGAGCAGTTCGAAAAGACAATTGCCGATGAAGTGGCAGCAGGCATTGTTTGAGCGGTTTAAGTCTGTGTATAGAAATAAATTTATGTCTAAGTTTGCATCAGCTGATGAGTATAACGAAACGATGCGTGAGTGGGGGGTGGCTTTGGCTGATTTAACGCCTACTGAGCTGAAGCGTGGCATAGAGCTAAGTATTAAAACACTGGCATGGCCACCAGAAATCGCTGAGTTTATCGAGCTAGCAAAGTCGTCAGGGGGGTGGGAGCATAGGACGGGCGCATATAAGTCGTTCCGTCGCGCATTGCCTAAGCCGGTTAATCGTGAGTTGGGTAGGTCAACTCTGTCAGCATTGAGGGGTGTGTTATGAGTAAGAAGATTACGTTAGCTGATCGTTTGTTAGTGAAGTTTGCATCTATGCCAAGATCGACTGCTAATGAGGTCGGTATGGATGGGTTGAGGCTGGTTGGTGTGCAGTTGTCATCAGCTCAAAAGCGTGCGACTGATTTGGTAAAACGAGGATATTTGCAACAAACAGATCGACGAGAATGTTTGAAGTCCGGAAAGCTCGCCCAGGAATTTTCGATTACGTTGCACGGCATTAATTATTTACGTAATAAAAATATAATGCCAACTATTATCTCGAACTCTAATCACATTAATGCAAACAAAACAAAAACAAAAACTAAAACTAAAACTAAAACTAAAACTAAAACTAAGATGACAGACAAATCAATCGGCAAGTCAGCACTAAGACTAGCAAGAGAAGCCCTTGTATAAAAAAAGGTACTTCTGGGACTCCCTGGTTACGGGTAAAAGAAACTAGCGGAATTCTTGAATTTTTTGGTGCTTATGGGTCTCAACTACATGTTATTTTATGCTATTAAGTTTATTATTTTCAGTATGTTACGTTGTTTTTATATTATTGTTATGAGAGCTGGAAATGGCTGTGGGTGAGGTAGTCTCTAAAGATTTGTTTGTAAATTGGTCGCTTAATCAATTTGCTAATGAATTCGGAATTGCTCGCGAAACGGTGACTAGGCGCATCCGCGATGCTGGAATATCTCAATCTGGAATAAGGCGAAGCCATCCCGTTTACAATGTTGGCGATGTCGCTCGCGCTATATTTTTACCTGCAAATTCATCAGAGCCTGGACTCAATGACCCTGATGCAATGACACCCAAGGAGCGGTCTGATTGGTACAAATCAGAAAATGACCGCATTAAATTTGAACGAGAGTCTGGCGTTGTTGTTGGTACTGATCAGGCAATGGTAGAAATGGCTGAGATTGCAAAAATGGGTCTGTCTGTTTTAGAAACACTCCCGGATATTTTAGAACGCGACTTTTCGTTAGATGTAAAAATAATCGCCGGCATAGAAGAGCGAATTAATGAGTTAAGAGAGCAATGGGCCGATAAACTGGAACATTCATGAGCAACTCTAAAAATATTCGCCGTGGCATTTCTAAACTGGTTCGCCCACCTGAAAAAATATCAGTTTCTGAGTCCGCTAAACGATACGTCAAGGTGAGGACTGCCAGCGGTGGAATATCAAATTGGGATCCAGAACTAACCCCCTACATGATTGAGCCAATGAACTGCTTGTCTAGTAGAGAATATGACGCGGTAGTTTTTATAGGCCCGGCACAATCAGGAAAAACACAGGCGCTTATCACTTGCCACATGGCATACATCATCAAATGCGACCCGTCCGATTTTTTGATTATGCAAACAACAAAAGGTACGGCTAGGGATTTTGATACGCAAGTCATCAAAAGAGCGTTTCGAGATAGTCCAGAACTAAAAGAAGAATTAGCGTCAGGCAGTAAAAGCGATAACACCTACGATAAAGTTTTTAAATCCGGCAGCATCTTGTTCCAGCGGTGGCCATCAATCAACGAAATATCAGGAAAGCCCCTAAAATTCGTGTCAATGACCGATTACGACCGCATGACACAAAATATTGATGGGGAAGGCTCGCCCTTCACCCTCGCCCAACAAAGAACTGCTAAATTTCTCAGCCGTGGCATGACGCTACTGGAAACATCCCCCGGCTTTGAAGTCACTGAAATAAAGCACTCGAACTATTCCCACGAGGCCCCCCCGTGTCGTGGTGGATTGTCTATTTTTAATATGGGTGATATGCGACGTTGGTATGTCAAATGTCCAGAGTGTAACGAATATTTCATGCCTCCGCACGATGAAACAGGGCTGGATTTTATTCATAACCGCGATTTATTAGGGACAACACTAGCAGAAACAACACGCCACGTTAGATATATATGCACTAAAAACGGGTGCCTCATTGACGTAACGCACAAACAATCAATGAATAAAACAGGAATATGGGTGCCGCAGGGATGCAGTATTGAAAATGGAAAAATCACAGGACAACGAATAAAAACAAGAATTGCCTCATTTTGGTTCCCCGGAATTTTTGCCGCGTACTCAAATCCCGACGCGCTCATTGAGAAATACCTAAAATCATACAGAGAGTACGACATCACGGGCAGTGAAGAGAATCTAAAATCAGTTATAAATGTGGGATTTGGTTCTTGCTATACACCGCGTTCATTAGTTGAAGCAAACGATTTTGGCGAACTATCACAGCGCGTAGAAAGCATAGACCGCTACCACGTCCCCGATGATGCCAGATTATTAGTTGCATCCGTTGATATTCAAAACGGAAAAACAGGCAGGTTTGTCGTTGAAGTTCATGCGGTCGGTGTGAACATGGAACAATGGATTGTAGACCGATTCGACATTGATTTTACAGAAAAAGACGGCACAAAAAGACGAGTTGAGCCAGGCGTTTATCAAGAAGACTGGAAATTACTCGATGACAAAGTAGTCGGCGCAAGCTACAAAACGAGCGACGACAAAAAAATGGTTATACATCTAACAGTTATCGACACGGGCGGAAACGGGAACACAACAGACAACGCCTACGAATACTACCGATACATACAAAAAACAACGCTACGCAACAAGGTCATGCTCATCAAAGGTGGGTCTAATGACAGCAAATCCCCCGTCGTCAAATCATTCGGAAAAAGCGAAAAAGGAAAACAAATGCGCGACGTTCCGCTTTATATTTTAAATACAAATTCATTCAAAGATAAGGTCGATGCGATGTTACGCCGTGAATATTCCGGCGGATTGTTTCTACATTTGCCAGATTGGTTGAGTGGTTCGTATTTTGACGAAATAAGAGCAGAGGTAAGGGGCGATAACGGAAAATGGGAAAAAATAATAGAGCGCAATGAGTCTCTTGATTTATGCGTTTACATTCTAGCTGGATGTTGGCGATTGGGATTGAACCGCGCCAGTTTTAACTGGAAAAATCCCCCAAGCTGGGCGGCAACCCTACCAGAAAATATTAACGTCATCAGCACAAACGAGGCACGAACAGTGAGAAACATAACGCCACCACCACAACCACAACAAACCACGACAAACAACTTCATAAACTCAAGCGCATGGGGGTCGAGATTATGAGCCTATCAACCTACCTAATCGCCTCTATACAAGACGATTTCACCAACGCGATTAAATCAGAATTACCCATTAGCGATGACGATGCAAAAAAAATAGCCGAAAACGTCGCACAACGAATAAAAACGGCATGGGGCGGTCAGCAAATATACATCCCGGCTATAAATACAAAACAACGAAACATTAAAATCATGGCAGAGTTTACCGGGAGCAATCATAGTTTTATTTGTCGTAAATTTAGCATAAGCCTGAGAACGCTATACAGAATTTTAGAATAAAAAATTTTGTCATTTCTTTGTTAATTTGTCACAGATTAATTGATTTAATGAACCCATGATCCAAGCAACCGACCGATTACAATTATACATTGACGCAGAAGCCGCTATTTTGCAAGGGCAAGAAATGCGCATGGGAACACGACTAATGCGCCGTGCTGATTTGAGTTTTGTGCAATCAGAGATAGAAAAACTACAACGCCAAGTGAACGCCGAACAACGAAACGCACGTGGTGGCTCATCAATTCGCTATCAAACTCCTAATTTTAACTAATGAATTTTTTAGAGTCAGCAATAGCGACCATTAGCCCCGAACGCGCATTAAAACGCGCACAAGCTAGAAATGTGTTAGCGGCGTATGAAGCGGCGAAACAAACAACGCTACGCAAACAAAGCCGAGACAGCGGAAGCGGTGACCGATGGGTAACGCAAGCAGGCAATAATTTACGCAACCAAGCGCGACACCTGGACGCAAACCACGACATAGCCAAAGGCGTTTTGAACGCGCTAGTTAATAATATCGTAGGCGCAAACGGCATAGGCGTAGAGCCACAGCCCCGCACAATGAACGGCGAAATACACGAAAAACTAGCAGATGATTTGCACAGGTTATGGAGTGACTGGACTAAAAAACCAGAGGTAACATTCACAACAGATTGGGCTGGTGCGCAACGGCTATTGTGTCGGTCATGGATGCGTGACGGTGAAGTCATGACTAAATCACTGCTAGGTAATGTGAGCTTTTTAAAGCACGGAACAGAAGTGAAATTCTCACTAGAAATGCTTGAGTCTGAAATGTGTCCGTTAATTTATAACGACTCATATCAGAAAATAGTCCAGGGCATAAAAAAGAACGCCTGGGGACAACCAAGGAAATACTATTTCTACAGAAACCACCCCGGAGATATTAATACCTACACACATCAAGCACTCGATTTAAAAGAGTTTGATGCAGGTATTATTAATCACCTTAGACTGCGAGACAGAATATCACAACTGCGCGGCGTGTCTGTTTTTGCATCGGTTATGACGCGACTCGATGATATAAAAGATTATGAAGAGTCCGAGAGAATCGCGGCAAAAATATCAGCATCCATGGCGGCATACATAAAAAAAGGCACGACCGACATGTATGAGCATGACATTGCAGGCACGCCGCGCTCAATGACATTTTCCCCTGGCATGGTGTTTGATGATTTGGCAGTGGGTGAAGAAATCGGCATGATTGACACCAACCGCCCTAACCCACAACTAATAGAGTACAGAAAAGGACAGTTACGGGCGGTTGCATCAGGAACAGGAGCGAATTTTTCAACTATTTCACGCAGTTACGAAGGGAGTTACTCAAGCCAACGCCAAGAGCTAGTGGAGGGTTGGGCTAATTATCAAGTGTTGACCTCTGAATTTATCGCAGGAATGGCTCGCCCCACATGGGAAACCTTTGTGAATATGGCGGTGCTAGACGGTCTTGTAAAAATACCGAACAATATTGACCCACTCTCATTAAATGACGCGCTTTTTATTGGTCCTTCAATGCCATGGATTGACCCATTAAAAGAAGTAAAAGGCAATGAACAAGCAGAACGTGCAGGCTACACAAGTGGCCCTGAAATAATCAGAAAACGCGGTGGAAACCCACGCGATGTACTCGATCAGTCTGTCCGCTGGAGAAAACAGCAAAATGACCGTGGCATTATCAGCACCGCTGACCCTGCAAACGACAATCTAGGAGCAAATAATTAATGAAAAAATGGTTTGATATAAAAGCAAAAGGCGAAAAAAACGCCGAAATCTCAATTTACGGTGACATAGGCGAAAGCTGGAATGATGATACGGTTACCGCTAAAGATTTTGTCAAAGATATGGCGGAGACAGACGCTGAAAATATCACCGTTAGAATTAATAGTTACGGCGGTTCAGTGTCAGACGGCATCGCTATTTATAACGCGATTAAACGACATCCAGCAAATATTACTGTTGCGATTGATGGCGTGGCTATCAGTATTGCGTCACTGATTGCCATGGCAGGCGATACGGTTGAGATGGCAAGCAACGCCCTGATGATGATTCACGCCCCGTGGTCGTATAACTATGGAAACGCCGAAGATTTGAGGGATGCCGCCGATGTGCTGGATAAATATGCCAACGCAATGGCAACCAGTTATTCCAGCAAAACAGGGAAAACGATTGATGAGGTAATGGCTTGGCTAGGCGATAGCACCGACCACTGGTTCACAGCAGAAGAAGCCAATGCCGAAGGTCTAATTGACTCAATCACTAATGCAGTCGCTGTTTCGGCTAGTTTTAATCTAAACAGATTTAAGCACGCACCCGCGCAAGCGAAATTATTTAATAAAAAGAGTAAACCCATGCAAAAAGAACAGAAAAAAGAAAAACAGGCTCAGGCTAAAGCCAACGCTGATGATGTAAAAGCATCCATCTTGCGACAAGAAAAAGAACGCCGCACAAGCATTCAAGCTAAATTCAAACCATTCGCCAATCTTGATGGCGTAACTGAATTATTAGCTACCTGCCTAGATGATAGCGATATTAGTGTCAACGCGGCAGTCGATAAACTACATAATAAACTGGGTGAAAATATGGAGCCAACCGCGGTTAATTTCAATCATCGTGTTGAAACAGGCGAATCAGAAAGCGAGAAATTTGCTCAAGGCGTGACGCAAGCGATTATGGCACGCAGCGGCAAAGAAAAGCACGACCCACAGAACGAATATCGCAATTTTCGATTAGAAGACATTGCCCGTGCCTGCTTAGAAAAAGAGGGACACAGCGTCAAGGGCAAAGACCGCGTAACTATTGCGAAAGCCGCGCTTTCAATGCGCCCAAATTCATACGGTCAAACGTCCAGCGATTTTACAGTATTGCTAGAAAACGTCATGCACCGCCAAGTATTAACTGCCTACACGGCAACGCCTGACACTTGGTCACAGTTTTGTGTCAGTGGTTCGGTATCCGATTTCCGTGAATGGCAACGGTTACGCGTGGGTGCAATTGGCGATATTGAAGCAGTAAACGAGTCAGGCGAATACCGCTCTAAAGTCATTCCGGATGCGGCGAAAGAAGGCATTTCAGCCGTGCGGCGCGGTAATATTATCGGCATTACTCCTGAAGTCATTATTAATGATGACATTGGCTATATTGCTTCACTCACTACAAACTTAGGACGCGCAGCGAAACGCACAATTGAAAACCGCGTTTTTGCGCTATTAGCATCAAATCCAGTCATGAAAGACGGCGTTGCATTATTTCACGCATCACATAACAATCTAGCGACCGCCGCCGCCATTCCTTCTGTTGTTTCATTAGATGCCGCGCGTATTAATATGGCAAAACAAATGGACGTGGCAGGTAACGAATTTTTAGACATTCGCCCTAATATTTGGCTAGGTGGTATGGCGCACGGAGGGGATACGCGCGTATTAGTCAATGCACAATACGACCCTGACACCGCTAACAAATTACAAAAACCGAATAAAATTAATGGCATCGTGCAAAATGTTATTGATACCCCACGCATTGCCGGAACTGAATGGTATTTATTCGCTGACCCGACCATTGCCCCTGTTGTTGAAGTGGTGTTTTTAGACGGACAATCAGAGCCTACTGTTGCAATTGAAGAGGCATTTAATACAGGTGGCGTTAATTACCGTGTCGAGTTGCCGTTTGGTGTGGGGGCGATTGGATACGAAGGCGCATACAAAAACGCCGGTGCATAAAACATAAATAAAATGTAGTGCGCTGTACGGCGCACTATCACAGATAGAGGAAAAACAAATGGCTAAGAATTTTTTACAACATGGCGATGTCATGAGTTACACCAATAACACAGCAGCCGCGATTGTGTCAGATGAGGTTGTGATAATCGGCGGCAATGGTGGCGCATTAGTGAGTGTTGCATTATCAGATATTCCAGTGGGCGGGACTGGCTCGGTAGCGCTCGAGGGCGTATTCACCGTACCGAAACTAGCGGGGGCAGTTATCGCACAGGGTGAGCCGGTTATGTACGATGCAAGTTTGGGCGTTTTTGATGACAGCCTAGCCGTTCCAGCAGTTGGTGATGTAACGGGTAACGCATTTGCATTTAATAGCGCAGGCGCAGGAACGACCGTAGTCGAGGTCAACCTGACAGGCATTGCAGGCGTTTTACATTAATCATGTTTGGTATAGACGATGCAATTGCCGCAGTATCTAAATTAATTGATGACTCAATTACGAGAATATGGCCGGACGCAACACAAGTTGAGCGTGACAAAATTAAACAAGTCACGCAACAGATAGAAAACGAGTTCAAACTGCTACTTGGTCAGATTGAGATAAACAAGGTTGAGGCAAAAAGCGGCCGTTTATTCGTTGCTGGCTGGCGGCCGTTGGTCGGTTGGAGCTGTGGATTTTCATTGCTCTATGCGTCAATCATTGAGCCTATTGCGCGTTTTGTTGCTGTCGTATTTTATGGTTATGCAGGCACATTCCCGATTTTAAATACCGATTTAACACTGCAAATTTTATTAGCATTGCTGGGCATAGCTGGAATGCGTACATTTGAAAAACATAGAGGGATAGCAAAATAATGTGTGTATTAGATTATATTCCGTTTACTTATTGTAGGGAAATAGAGAAAGACAAAAGGGGGTATCGAGTGGACTTTAAGAGCATAGTGCAAGGGCTGATTGTTGCTGGCGTAACGGGGTTTATCTCTATGTATGCAACACAAATAACGCTAAAAACTCAGCTAGATGTAATACAGTCTGATATTGAGCAGGTAAAAGCACGACAGCATGATTTTAGAAAGGATTTTTATGCGCCAGTCATCAGACAGCATGAGAGATAATCACTATGCCAAAAACTATATTAGCACCCACAGCCGCCGCCGCTTTCACTGAGTCAATCACATTGAGAGACGCTTCAGAATTGCCAGTTAGTCTGAGCGCGACAGGACTAACAGGAACAGAAGCGGCAACACTCCAGTTTCACGATGGCACAGCGTTTAGGGATTTTTTTGACAACAGCGTGGTTGCATCGCAACTGAGTTCGTCAACTAGCCTATTGACGATTTACGCCCCTGGCGTTTGGCGTGTGAGCAAACCAATCACCGCCTCCCCTGTTTCTATCAATCTGCACTGGAGAAACAACCCATGAACCGCGCTGTATCGTCACCGCTAAAACGCGCTGTATCATCCGCGTTCAATGTGATTTGCGACTGGGTTCTTAAATTCAGAGCGTGGAATGATAAAGGCGTATGGGTTGATAACAAACACTGGAATGATTAATGAAGATAACACAAATTCAAAATGGCGATAGCGGTTTAGTCGCTAGAACTGTAATAAATGAATCGTTAAAATCCGTTGATACGGACTCAAGCATTTCTGGAGACGGAAACACAGGCAATGCGTTGTCGGTTATCGGGCTATCGGCTATTGCGAAAACAATCACCGCAACTGCTAAAGCCATTTACATCTATGACACATCAAAAGACATTATTGACTGGCGACATAATGAAAACGCAAGTTGGTACAATGAACCACTAAACACAGCGACTAGAGGAGCTACTAGAGAGCTCCCTTCCGTTGCTTTGATTGTTGCAGAGACAAATAAAATCACTGTCTATGATGCGACTAATACGTTGTTGCCTATGTGGCGTGTGTTTAATACAGTTGCGTTTCAGGGATGGGGTAGCTTTAACTCGATATCTTGTAAAAATGGCGTTATCTATTTAACTGCTAATCAGAATGACGGCATTAATGGTAATTTACAAGTCATTGATTTTATTAATAATGAAGTAAGTATTATTAATTCAACAGGGACTTATGTAAAAAATACAGGAAGCAGTATTGCAGATAGTAATATAGCTGGGACTGCTAGTATTTATACATCAACAACTACAAAACTAATTCATAACACTGCATTAGATTTAGTTATTGCAACACTAAAAGACGGTACGGATGTTGTTTATGTAGCAACTCAAGCTGGATTAACTCGTATTTCTAGTGATGGTTCAGTTAGTAATTGGAATGATTTAGGTGGCACATTTTCTTACGTTGCAAGTGTTTCTATTAATAATGATAGAGTGTTTTTTAGTGTATTAAATAATCAAGACGCACTCAGAGTTATTTCTCAACCAGTAGATATGCCGCTTGTTAATACAGCGTCAACTACTGGAATGGCGTACTCGGGGCTATCTACTGACATTCATACAAACGCATTAACACCACTACATACTACTAATACACATACATTTTCACTAAGAGTAGCTGAAAAGGCTTTATTTAGTGCTAAAGGGTTATACCTTATAAAACCTAATTACACAGCATACGGGCTGGGTCTTCACGCTACCATTACATCATCGTTCAATTCTGGTTATCAATACGGTGATATAAAAGGGGCGTGGCTGACTAATACAGTAGCAGGTACAGTGACAGGCGGTACAGTAGCTGATAGAAGCTACAATAATCTACCTTTAACAATCAACGGAACACTCACTAAAACACCAGTTAATACAGGTTGTGAGTTAGTAGGTTACGGTGGGTTCAGTGCAGGAAATACCTTAACAATAACAAAAT